GGAATCTCATGCCTTCGATTGTGCCGGCACGTCAAAAACCAAGCAGGTGGTGGTGGCATGCGCGTACAGAGTGCGACCGCCGAATCGGGCAATGTGGCTGCATTGCTCAGACGTGTACCGCAGCGTTGAAACGGATGTGAGGTCGGTTGCTGCAGAAACGCCGGAAGAGAATGCGCTGGGAACCCCGGGTGATGCGTATGGCAGGTTAAACGTCCAAAGTGGTAGTGGCACCAACGAAGTAACGATTCTGGCCCCATCGCAGCAAAGCTATATTACTAGATACGATGTATAGTAAAGTTAAATCACTTTTCGCATTTCCATAGATACAGTTTATCAAAGTAGGCCCCGTCAAGGGGCTTTTTTATTGCGTATCTTTTTTGCAACAGTTGTTGTTTTTAGGGCAGTTATTCGCACTAACGATCCCTAACGCAAGGGCGTTGCCCTCGGCCTGTTGGCCTCACCTAATACCGGCCCGTTGGGCCTAGCTAGAGCAAAGTTCCTTTGCTTAAGGCGCTCGGCGCGCGCCGTCCGTTGCCCGTCAACCAGTGCGCCCTACACCATTCCCCTGATTTCTTCGCCTCTTCGGCCAACGGTAACCCAGGGGGTGCCCCCTGCAATGGGTATCCGTAAATCTGCGATTGACAAACCCTCCCATTTCCGGGGTCACCCCCTGGGTTTCCTTATGGCACGGCGAAGAACTCAGGGGAACGGTGCAAGCAAGGGCAGCTTGCACGGGCAACAGACAACAGTTGTCCCGGCTCGGAATCTAGGGGCCCGGTACAAATAGGAGGTGTTTTCATGATCGCAGCAAATTTCCGCAAGTATCCCGAGGCACTGGCGCTGCAATTGCCGCTGCCGTTCGGGCGCGTGCTGGTGTGGGCTTTGGGCAGGCCCACCACGCGGATTTTGCGGGCGATTCGGGCAGCTCGGGGCGCAGCGTTCAAGGCGGCAGGGCGCGTGAAGTACCCCGAGAAAAAAACAACCCCGAGCTGGGCTAAGGAAGCAGCACGCAAGGCACGCGAACTGGCGCGGAGCGTTCGCCAGTCGTGCATGTCGCTGGGTCTGGTGTTTAGCAAAGATACGAGCAACTGCAACCCATTCAAAGCGCGGCTGATCGATATGGAAATGGTGCGCTGGAGCGAGATGTAAAAATATGGCCGCATGAACGTTGCAGCCATAGCGGCTTGGGCCGCTTCTAACCCGTGGACTGCCAGCACCTTTGCAGTGCTGGCCATCTTTGCCTTGTTCAGCGGTTTGCGCAGGATGCGCAGGCGGAGCCGCCCGCTCATGAGGTCTGCAAAGGCTCAGGCGGCCTTCAAGCCGGTGCAGACGGTGTACACGCCAAAAAGGTACAGGCGAGAGAGATAGGGCTACCTTGGGCGGTATGTTGCGACAACATCGGCAGGCGTTAAGTAGGGCTCCTGAGACGGTGGAGGCTGAAAGCTTGCGGAAGTGTGCGGGGTAGTGCGACTGGAGCCAGTTGGAGCGCCGCCGCCTTGGGGGACTTCAAGCACCAAAGGCTTATCGTTTGACCCGGAAGCCATGGCGGGGGCATCGCAAGTGATGGCAATAGCTTTGGCCTTAAAACGAAGAATACCGGCGCAGTCGGTAAGGGGTTCCCAGGTGTAGCCAGCGGCTTTCAACTCTCGACTATCCAAGGTGGCAATACGCTGGCCGGAACTACTAACTGAAAAGGTATATACGGTTTTGTCCCCCATGGTGATACGGCCGGTAAGGTGCAAACCCTTGGTTGCATATGGCTCAGGATCATCGACCTGGAACGGCTCCACCTGGCTGTTTTGGAGAGGTGCTGGGGTAGGCTTTTGGACTGGCTGAGACGGTGGAAATGCAGCGCGCATTAGGTCATCCTGGGGGAGGGATGACACATCGACAGGGGGAGCGGGCCTGGTAGGCTTCTGCGGCTTTTCTGAGGGCCAGAAGGCCCAAATACAAGCGATGGCAGCGACGACATAGAAGGCACGCGAAAACAGCATAAAGGCGCGGTATTCGCTCTTGACGTCAGTAGCTGCACTTTCAGAAACTGAATTGCCGTTTGTGTGGCTCTTATAAAGCGGGAAATATTGGGGCTTGTATTCGCGTTCTTCGGTTGTGATGACAGCGCCACGGTAGCCAGCATGAACCTTGCGGATGTAGCGCCCCTTCTTGCCCAAAATGTCTGCGCTCCTGACCTTGATGAGCATCGCAACAAGCCCTGCAATGGGCTGGTTTATGTCGCGGAAATTTTGGGTCATCAACAACACATCGGCATTGAAGTGCCGGTGGAGCTTGAACCACTCTACGACCTGGGGATCAGTGCCGATCTTGGGGAAAGACACGTGGCATTCGTCGATGACGTAGAGGGGGCCTTGGCCGGTTTCTGGGTGCTTCCAGGTGGTGTGGTAATCCCAAACAGAGCCAAAGACAGGAGCAGCCGCCTTGGCTGATTGGTGGTCAGCGACGTGGACAACTTCGCTGAGTGAAGTGGATTCAGAAAAGAAATTGAAAGCTTGCCCGTTGCCGTTGTCATCAATCGCGTTTGCATCCCAAACGCCGAGGACTGGGGCAGGCCTGCGGCGAATCTGGATCAACGAACGATACGCGGGATCAATGGCCGCGAAAACCTCGACATTGAGGGGCAAGTTTGTAATCACAAGGCGACCAGTTTGGAGCGCCGCCAACACGTGGTACACGGTAGCCTCATAGCTTTTGCCAGAGCCGGGGATGCCTTCAAGACCGTTGATCATGAGCCAAGCCTAGTAAAGGGAATGAGCTGAAGGACAAGGCGAATAGCAATAGCTGCAACGATGATGCCGCAGGCGGGGCCGACGCCGAGCAAGCCTAAGACGTTGATGATTTCGGCAGGCATGGAAGACCACACGCCGAGGTTTGCGGTTATGGCGTCAAATTGCATGCCCTGCAACAGGCCGACGATGATGGACAGGAACTGATCCAAAGGCCAGCAAATTACGTCTTTTGCAAAGTCCCAGGCGGCCTTAAACACGGCGACGGCCAGGTCAGAAAACCACGCAATAACAGCCGTGATTTTCTCAAGCAGCATTGAAAAGAATTTGCCCATATCAACCGCCGAAAATCAAACGACGAGCCAGCAAAAGAGCGCTGGCAATGATGACCAGTTTTGCAACATCCCACACCCAGCACGGCGGGCTTACGTCTTGTAAACCGGCATTTGTCCAGCCGTCGATGCTCAGATCAACTTTCCACGATGGGCAAGTGCCAGCGGAAACATTGGGAAGCAGAGAGGGAGCGAGATTAAATAAAGGCGTTGCTTTTATTTCCTGAAGCTTTGAATTCCACACGCCGGTTATTCCGTCTGGGTATTTGGGTTCGTAGAGCTTAGGCTGATCTGGCAACGGCTTATCCGTTACCTCGACCTTCTCACAGGCAGCGATTTCTGGATGCTTCTCGCAGAGGCTTTTATCCTGCTCTTCGGTGGGCTTGTCTTGGCCGTCAGGATTAGGATTTTCAACGGGGTTGGGGTCGGTTGAAACTGTTTCACCGGGCTTAACGTCAACACGGAAAGGATTGTCCGGTGTAGGTGCGGGCACTATGTCAACGTAGGGCTGTCGGTACTGCTGAGGATCAGTGTTAGGTACTGGCGTGGGCTGGCCTGTAGGTATGCGCATAGGCTGGCTATGCGGATTCTCGCCGGGGGTGGGGTTAATCCATGGGGAGGGCTGCTCAATTGGTAAAGGGGTAGGGTAAGGCAGCTCCTGCGGGACGGTTTGAGGCATGGGACGACTAGCCAAATCCTCGACAAATTCTTCCTCTGGGACTGCGCGCATGGGTGGGGTCTGGGTGCAACCAGCGGTTGTGACATACCACCCAGCGGGGCAGCTGGAGGGCTTAGTTACAAACGAATAATTAGTCTTATTTCCTGCCTTAGTAACCATTGAAAAGCCAAGGCCAGCAGTAGGAGTACAGCTAACGACCTTGGATGATTCGGGAGCGTACGGGTTAACATTTGCTGCGGCCATGGCAGCGTTACAGGCTGCATCCTTGGATTGCCCCCACTCTTCAACAAATGCAGCTCGGTACAGATATCCGTCAGATAAAGACGCTGATCCGTCTATAGCTTTCCACTGCTGCTCCTGCTCGTTCCAGACATATTTAGACCCAAGCCACGCGGCAACGCCTACGCCGACAGCAACATAGGGATTAAAGAAAAGAGCGCGAGCGGCAAAACGAGGGGCGTTCGCTGCGAAACGATAAGCAGCGGCCATCTTCACGGACTGGCCTCCCACGTTGGCGGTTAACGCACCTGGGGAATGAACAACGCGGCCAAAGACTCGATCATTAGCAGCGGCTGCGTATGTATAGGAGCCAGCAGACCCACCAAAGCCTTGAGGGGAGGCAAGCTGAGCATATCCGGCATGAGCAGAAAGAGCCAAAAGGGCCGCAGCAGCAATGAGAGCTTTTTTGATCATGGGTTAGACCGGAAGCCGAGGACAAAACAGACGGCACCCAAGCCGCCGAGCATGCCCATAAGGGCAAAGAACAGAGCGACGAGGGCGCCGGAAATCATGGGTGAACCTTGATTTCTTAGACCTTGCGCACGATGCGCTTAGCGAGGTCGGGACCCTTGAAGGCGATGGCAACACCAATGACCAGCAGGCCAGCAGCAATAACCTTGGCGGAGATGCCGGACAGGTCCACAGCGTCAATGAAGGCGTCCCACTCACCAGCAGCGTGAGCAGGCACCGCGCTGGAGACCATCACGCCAGCAGCCAGGAAAGCTTGAGAAACTTTGTTTTTGAAGTTGAAGCGCATGATTTTTTCCTTGAAAAAAGTTGTTGAAAAGGTATCGGGAATCGACACCGCGAAGGCCGTGGCCTTGACGCTGTGGACTCTCAAAGCTTGCGCACCATGCCAACGGCAATGGATAGCAGCCAGCCAATGAGGAAGCTTGAAAACACGAAGCCAAAACCCCAAGAAATGACCTTCAACACAAGCTCGGGCGTGATGCCCACCAATGCAGGATCAAGCAAGGTTTCAAGGCTGATCCAGACCTGTTCAGAAGGCGGACAGGGGTTTGTTTCAGTGGTGCACGTGAAAACAAGCATGGTCAAAAAATGCCCTCGTAGTCCTCACCGGCAAGGATGGATTCGCATTCGGGGCATTCAGGCAAAGCAGCGTTTGCAGCCTCGTCAGAGCGGGGCTGAAAATCCGCTTCGGTGCCAACGAAACCGCAGGCGTAGCACTCGATTGGGGTGCACATGGGTGGGCCTCAGGTTTCGTAAGGCTCTGGATTGCCACACTCGGGGCACTCGAGTTCATCGACTTCAATCAGTTCCTCAATGTCAGCGTCGAAGACTTCATGTGATCCCGTCTTGAACTCGATAAGGTGACCTTCATGCCCGCAAAGGCCGCAAGCGAAATTAGCCATTTGTGTTTGCCTGTTGATAGAGATTGTCCAAGTCAATGACCTGGGGACGGTGGAAAGGCTCGGTGTGATCCTCGATAAGCTGGGCGCAGGTTTCGAGGTCATCCAGAGTCGCAGCTTCACAAAGCAACATGACCCACTCGGGTTGCCCATCGTCTGGATTGGGGGCGAGAAATGCCCCCGTTGTGCGCGACTGGATGACGAGGCGCATGGCTTAGGCGGGGGCCTTAGTGGAGGCTGGCTTGATGCCCAGCAGAGTGAGCTTCACGCTGTTATCGGCACCGGCGACTACGTCGAATTCACACTCGCAGAGGATGCCGCCGAGGGGCCATTTGTCCTTAAGGTGTGCCCACTTCTGGAACTCGGTGGAGTCGCCAAACTTGAAAGGGCGGGTAACGACGCCGATGGAGTCACCGGACTGGCTGGAGGCAATGTCAACGGACAGATGAAAGGTAGTGGAGTCGAAGCCACGGCCTTCGATTTCGCCCTTGCTGGACTTGATGCCGTGGAGCACGGCGGTGTTTTTCATCTTCATGATTGAGGTTCCTAAACGGCCAAAGTTGATGCCGTCCGCGCATGGCCAGTGCGGGGGGCGAGAACGCGAGCGAAGGCACGTTCAAACGCGCCGGATATCTCTTGCTTGCTGAACTTCTGCAACCGGCCTGGAGCCTTTTTGTTGAGCAGAATTTCTTCAATGAAACTGGTGTTGCCGAGGTGCTCGAAACACAGAGCGATGCTGGGTGCAGCCGTGTCCATGAGCCATTGAACATTGCGCTTAACTTCCGCGCAGATGGTTTCAGCGGCGAGGCGCTTTGTGGTGGGCACAGGCTCGGGAGTGACCTGGGCACCGGCTTCACGGAGAACGCGGGAATGCCATTCGCTGGCACCTGCGAAGAAGTCAGCAGGGCGGCGGAGAATGTCGGACTCGAGCACGCGGAGCTTATTGCCCCAACGGAGTTCGGCACGAATCCAGGGGCTGTCATCCTTGGGGCCGAATAGCTGATGGCCTTTTTCGTAAACGTTGGTTTGCTTGCCCGCTTCTTTGCTGCCGAAGTAGAAAGAGCGTGCGCGACCATTGCACCAGTCGCCAACGAGGTTGCACTTTGGTTGTTTGCCGCAGTGATCCATGAGGCCCGCTTGATAGTCGGACTTAACGCGATCCATGCCGCCAGTGAAACCGTCGAAGAAATCTAGGGCCAGATCGACGCGGGTGATAGTGGCGCAGGTCGCCTCAACGATGTTGGCGAGGCGATGATTGAAGCCGGTTTCAGCGAAGGTGCAGGCCGTGCCGTACAGGTTGCAATGGATGGTTTTGGCCTGGGCGTTTTGGCGTGGGCTATCGCCGGATGCCAAGTAGCCGACCCAGCCGCATTCAACTTCGTTGCGGACGATCGACCAGCGGAATCGGTAAAAGTCGTGACCCTTGCGAATCTCGGGGTAAACGGAGAAATCAGGGCCGAGGGCTTCGCACACTTGATCGGCAAGGGCCTTGGCCTGGGCACTGGCGGAAAAATCGGGATCGTCCAATTCACGCAAGACAGCAGCCATGCGGGAATAGTTCTGATCTGCCCAAGCACTGGAAGGAGCTGGAAACAGGTCTTCAACGGAAGGGACAGGAGCCGAGCGGAGATTGCAGGTAAAGCGCACCCAATCGACATGAACAACCTGATTTGTTTTGAGGCGTTCAGCGGTCAAACGGAGTTTGACTTCATTACCGTCTAAGACCAGATCGGTTTTCTTGGCTCGGGTCATGCTTGTGCCTGGTTCAGGTTCTCCCCGTGATTACCATCGGGGAGTGGTTGAGAAAGCGCTGCGCGCTCAGCCACTTCCCCGCGGAGCGGGGCCCCTTCTGCTGAGCGCTCAGCGTCATAGCGACGTATCGCAAATGCACCCAAGAACTGAGCAACGCTCAGCCATTGATCACGGTTGCGTGGGGTGGCAATGGGACTGCTCATGACAAATCAGATTTGCAGGTTTAGACTGGAGGTACCAAAAAGTTATGTACCAAATTGGATAAGCCGATTTGTACCAGAAAGGTTAAAGAATATGACGCAAGTACCCGAGTTGCTAACAAGGGCATGCGAGGCGGTTGGAAGTCAAACGGAAGTTGCAAAACTGCTGAAAGTCCCGCCACAAATGCTGTCGATGTGGAAGAACGGCACGAAGCCATGCCCGCCAGAAGATCAGGCGCGTATAGCTGCAATTGCGGGGATTGATCCGATACAAACCCTCGTTCGTGCTCACATCGAAAAGCACGAGGGAACGGAGAAAGGCGACCAGCTGGCGCGGGTCTTGGGAAAGTTCTTGGGAGCGACTGGCGCGGCAGTCGCTACAAGTGGAGCAAGCGCAGCGGCGATCTTTTCACCCACCTCTAAGAGCCTGTTCGACTTGATACGATGTATATTATGTTAAACAACTGAACGACAAACATCGAAAAGAAATAGACGCTTGGTGGAGATACACCGTGTGCCTGCCCGGCATCAACTGCCCCTGATTGGATGCCGGTCTTTAGGGCCAGCGCCGAGTTGACTGCCGGAACTGGCGACGTACCGATCTGCGGGACGTTTCAACGAATGTGTTGGACGGCAAAATTTCTTTTCAGCCGACCCAACACATTAATGTGCGGACTTTTCACAGAGACGCTTCACGATTTCCAGAAGCTTCATGGAATTGAAGGGTTTCACCAGATAGGCATCAGCGCCAGCAGCAAGCCCCGCTTCAATATCACGCGGTTGCCCCCGCGCT